GGGCGTGGTTCGTGCTCTTGAGCGGTGCGGCGCGCATCGTGGTGGGTCCTGTCGTCGGGTCCTGCTACTTGATCGGCGCGGGCGCGGTCGCGGACTTCGTCGCCCCGGTCGCGCGGTCGGCGGCGGATTGCGTGACGCTGTCGCTGTTCTTCTTCGCACGCGCCGCAACCTGCCCGAGCAGGGTCCGGATCGTGTCGAAGTGCGAGGCGCGGGCGATCGAGACTTCGACCTGCCACTTCGCCGTGCTGCCGCACTTGACCCACGCGCCGTCACCGGAGCGCTCGACGATCTCACCGAACTTCGGGCAGGACCGCTCGGGCAGGTCGACGGACGGCGTCACAATCTTCGCCTTCCGCAGCACGTCGACCGCGTCCGCGAACGCGAGGTCCACGATCTTCGCGTTGATGAAGGACCGCGCCGCGTCGCGCGTCCCTTTCGGGCATTCCGCGATGCCGGGGGCGTCCAACGACAGGACCGCGGGCTCCACGCCATCGCGGAAGATCGCGACGTCACCGGTTGCGGTGTGCGTGACCAGCGACCACTTGACGGGTGCGTGGGGCGGGATGCTGCGGATCTTGTCGCGGAGCGCCTGAATCGCGTTCTTCGTGCTGTTCTTCTTCATGGTGTCATCCGATCTGCGGGTCATCGCCCGCGGTGCGTGCTCCCACGGTGGACGGACCGCCCCGCAGGACCGTATGACCCGCGGTGCCGCCGCCCTGTGTGTGTGTCCGTGCAAGCACGTCTGTAGCGTAGCATATGGTGACATCGTTAGGCAAAGTCGCAACCCCTTGGAATCGTTGGGGAAATACGATAGTTTGAAATGCAAGCTAGCTTGCTCCCCTCGGATACCCTACTTGACAGACGCTAATCGTGTCCGGACTTGACACCCGCATTTTTGTCCATGCGAGGAGTCGCCCCGTTACGTGGACACCGCTAGACGTTTTCGCCGCACCGACGACCGATCCCCCTTGCAAGCTAGCTTGCACGATCCACGGATCGGTCGACCCGCCGATCGACCTACCGCAGGACGGCTTGCAACTCGAGGGGAGCGCCGCAACCCCTCCTGCCGAAGGGCAAGTTGCGGCGCGCCCCGCCTCCCCTGCCGCAGGACAGCTTGCGGGGGTGGTGGACTGTCGCTTGCGCTCATTGGGGGGCCAAGCCCCTCCGCGGCGCGCCCCGTGTGCACGGGCTTAGGGTATCCCGCTGCCTACATGACGGGGGCCCCGCGCGCGCCTGCAGTCGATTCACCGGTCCGTGCGCCCATGCTACAAAAGACGCCATGACGTCCGAGACCTGCACCGCTTCCGCTGGCATCACCTGCTTACTCGTGGAGGACGATGCAGCGGTCGCAGGGCTAGTTCGCCGCTTCCTCCTCGACGCGCAGGTCATCATCGCGGGCTCGCTGTTCGAGGCCGAACGCCAGACTGCCACCTACGACTTCGACCTGATCATCGCCGACTCGAACCTCCCAGACGCCCGGGGCGCCGAGATCATCGAGGCGCTGCACGGCCAAGCTCCGATACTGGTGCTCACGGCCCACGAGGACGAACGGCTGCTTCGACTGTGCATCCGGGCTGGCGCGGACGACTTCCAGTCGAAGAGCACCATGCGCCGGCAGAATCTGCGCGAGCGCGTGCTGGTCATGCTCGCACGACGACGACGCGAAGCACAGGCAGCCGCGACGGCCGGACTGGGGTCGCTGATCGATGCGCGGGGTCCGCCGAACAGCCTCTACGACTCAGAGCGCAAGTTCGCGAAGCAGCTCCTTGAGCTGGAGCGGACAACCCGCTTGTCGGTATCCCGCTTCCTTGCCGCGGGGTAGCCGCGGTACAACGGAGCGGTGACCGAGCTGCTCGAAAAGTTGATCGACGTGCAGATCGCCGGGATCCGCGAGGCGATCGACGCTGGGTTCGAGGCGGCCAAGGAGCGGCATTCACGGCAAGAGCACGAGCTGGACACGCTTCGGGAGCGCATCAATGCGCTCCCGGCCGGCCAGGTCTCGGAGCTGGCTACGAAGCTGGCGACCTACGAAGCGCGGCACACACAGGCGCATGATCGGCTGGAGGAGCTGCGGCGGCTCGTGCTGGGTCCGGATCTCGAATCCGGACTGCCTGCGCGGCTAGACGCGCTCGAGGCGCGGGCCCCGGCGCTCGCGCCGTTGACGGAGCACACGCCTCCGCTCGGTGAGCGCGTCGCGTCGATGGAGCTCGAAGTCGCGGAGAACTCCAAGACGACGGCCGAGCTGCGTCGGTGGAAACGGCGCGTGCTCATCGCGCTCGGCAGTGGCGGCGGCATCGGCTTCCTGGGCGGCGGCGGCATGGAGAAGCTCGCCGTCTCGCTGCGGGCCGTGGTCGAGGCGCTGACCGGTGGCGGGGGCTGAGGCGGGACGGGGCGATGGTCCCGGTCCGGGTGTTGCGGTTCAACGGGCGCCGGCGCGGCGGCGACTTGTACCTGCTCGCCGAATTCTGGCGAGAACGCATGCGCCCGCCAGGTGTCGCCGACGCCGTGACGGCGCTACAGATGACGTGGCCGGCCTACCAGCAGGAGCGGTCCGTGATGCTCGCCTACATCGAGACACTGCTCGAGGATCTCGGCGACTATCTCCAGAACCAGGTGGTTCTGGTGCCGGTGTAGTCGGAGGTACAGTGGCGCATGCCGATCGTGGACGCCCAGCTCGCGCAAGCTGACCGGAACTACCGACGGCGGTCGTCCGAGGTCGTAGGTATTCTCAGTGGGTTCATGTGGGCCGGGCTCGGCGCCACGCTGGGTGACTTGCTCGGGGCCCCCGGAGGGCTCGACGGCATGGCCTTTGGTCTCGGCGCTGGCGCGGCGTTCGCTTTCGGCTTCGGTCTGTTCCGGCTCCATCGAGCTGAGGTCCGCGTCCGCAAAGCCATGTGGGCTCGCCGCGAGTAGCCACGAGATGCCGCGGCGATTTTGGCGGCGCCTCGCGCGCGCGTGACTGTCCGTACAGAAATTAGCTAGTCTGCCACACAGTTGTGTGGTACCACACAAGAGATGGACGACGAGACCACGACCACGCGTCGCGACTTCCTCCGACGGGCGACCGGCGCCTGCCTGGCCGTTGCGGCCGTTGGCGCTGGCGCACTGCCGACCGTGACGCCACCCGGAGCGGCGATCCGGAACATCGTCGTCCGGTTCAACGGCCGTGAGGTCGGATACGCGGCAGCATGGACGATCTGCACACCGTCGCCGCTCGAGCACGTCGAGCTCGATGCTGGCGTGATCGCGGACCTGGCCCCGACCTCCTACGACGTCTCATTCACTGCAAGCGGCCGCCCGCGAAAGGACAAGAACGATGGGTAAGAAGCGAACGCCAACGGATGCCGCCAAGGCCAAGCACGCGCGGAGGAAGCTGCGGCTGGACGCGGCGGCCGCGCCGCGGAAGAGGGCCGAGGGCCAGCAGCAGCGGCGGGACGCGCGACGTGCGCAGCTCGAACGCGCGATCGGCAAGTGGGAGCACCGCATCGAGGGGCTGGGCGCTTGCATCGGCGACGCGAAGCGCGAGATCGCGACGATCGACCGGAACGCCAAGGTGGCCGCGACGCTCGCGGCGGCCGCGGAGTGACGAATGCCACGTGACGACTTCGCAGAGCGGCAGGCGCAGCGCGCAGCCATCGAGCGCTGGCGGGCGACCTTCAAGCGCGCGGGCTTCGGCGACCACGCCATCGACTTCAGCTGGGTTCGTGCGCACGTGATCAATGCGATGGGCGCAGCGGTCGAGGCCGAGTTGTATCGTGACGCGCTGGAGCGGCAGAGTGATGGGTAGAGCTGGCATGAGCGACGACGCGCTGGTCAGCTACGACAAGCTGCAGGCCATGTTGCGCCGCGACGACCTGTTGGGCGCGTCGCTCCGGGCGTCGCTCGAGCGGACCGAGGCGCTGCTCGCCGACCGATTCTTGCCGCCGCGTAGCGGCTTCACCGTTCGACTGAAAGGGACACGCATGCTGAAACCACAACACCTACGACACCTCCTCCGTTCGTCGCGGAAGCCGAAGCGCTCGGAGGAGCGCGGGCTCGACCTCCCGGACGCGGCCTGGCAGCTGCTCGACGACGGGGCCGAGCTCATGCTCCACGAGAATCACGGCCCGTTCGTGATCGCCGACGGTGCGCTCGCGTGGCCGACCGAAGGCAAGCCGGCCGCGTACCTCGTCGACCGCGTCGTCGCGGAGTACGAAGCCAAGCGCGCCGCTGGTGGCAGCGCCGAGGTCGAGTGGTCCGGGGAGTGGCCGGTGGAGCCCGGCTTCTACTGGTTCTTCGGGCGCCGCGCGGAGGACCGCCTCTCGGAGCCTCCGGGCCTGCACGCTGCTCAGGCACAGATCATGGTGGAGTCGTTCCTCACGGCCGACGGCGAGCGCAAGTCGCGGGAGTTCCTGCTGGTGACGAGCGACGGGCGCCCGGTCGTCCGCGGCCAAGGCTTCACGCACGGTATGTGGGCGCCGATTCAGGCGCCGGACGAGGACGAGCTCCCGATCGACATGCTCGCGTCGATGCCACCGCCGGACCCGCAGCAGGGCGGCGCGGTCGTGCACTGCGTCCGCGCCGGCCAGTCGCTCTGCGGCGCGCAGATCGGTCCGGGCGCGACCGTCGCCCGCGTCACCCAGCTCGCGCTGATCTCGTGCCCGACGTGCCGGGCGCAGGCGGAGCGCGTCGGATGACGAGCGCCGAGCGCCGGAACGCCGAGCGCGTACCGCGTCCGAGTCCCGGGCGCTTCATCCTGATGCGGCAGGATACGGACGTCGACACCTGGCGGTGGATGCTCGTGTTCCGTGGCTACACGTACATGGCGTCGTCGTTCCTTCAGCTCGTGTGGATGTTCATCCGTTACGGCTGGGAGCGCGACGGCGCGCAGGGGAGGGCGGCACGATGAACGTGGTGGAGATGGTGAAGGCGCGACTCGCCGGCGTCCGCGCCGACGGGCTCGTGAACACGGAACTGGAGTGCGGCTGCGGCCTCGACGACTTCTACCCGTGCGGCACGATCGGCATGGCGTGCAGAGCTGCGCTCTGTGACGACGACGGCGACGGCATGTTCTACGCGATCGGGACCGAGGACGCGGAGCGCGTCCGGCGGCGCCGCACCGAGGCCGCGTACCGGGCGTCCCGCGCCGAGGCGCTCGCGGAGACGTTCCGCGTCGGCGATCTGACCGAGCTTCGAGACGCCGACCACTTCGCGAGCGCGGTGCACCCGTTCATCGGGACGTGTCCCGGCTGCGAGGGGATCCGGCACCGGCATCCAGCGGGACCGTGTCCCGACTGCGACTCGGTCGAGCCCATAGAGCCGCTGCTGCACACGCCGCCCGCGTTCGACTGGCAGGGCGCGTCTGCGCCCGACCTCATCGACTTCGGCGAGGGTCACGTCGTCTCGCTGCGCCGGTGCGACTGCGTGACGCGCGGCGAGCGGTGCATGGCGCGGACGATACCCAACGAGTTTCGGTGCGTCGTGCACCAGCCGATCATCACGGTCGAAGACGCGCTGCGCGGTCTCGAGCCCGTAGCGTGGGACAGGCTCGGCTTCGTCGCGATCGGCGATCGGCTGTCGATGTGGACGGGCGAGACGCGGACGGTGCTGCTTACGGGCGTCGACGCCGAGACGCTGCCGTTCGACGGACCGCAGCCGGAGGGCGCCGAGGCGTACCTAGTTCCGGAAGGCGACCTGCATACGGCGGAGCGCGCCGAGTTACTCAACGGCGTTACGGCCGTCGCATTCGTGAAGGAGTGAGCATGGACATCTTGAACGCACGAGCCGCGATCCAATCCGTCGACGCTGAGGGCACGATGCACGTGCTCGTCGAGGTCGAGTGGCCCGAGCGCATGCGCCGGGCGGCCCGCAACTCGCCAGGTGGGCTGCCGGCGATCAGCACGGCGCTCGTCGGCGAGGGCAAGAGCACGATTCGCGGGAGCACGGCTAAGTCGCTGTACGAGTCGGCGTCGGAGCGCGACAAGCGCGAGCGTGCGGAACGGAAGCAAGTGAGGCAGGCCAAGCGCCGAGCAAACAAGGCGCTGCGAACCGCGAGACGCAGCAACACCGCGCTGCCGATCGACATCATCGTGTCCGCGCTCGGCGACCTGCCGCCGGACCCCGTCATCTTGCTGCGCTCCGACAAGCCATACCCGGCCGAGATGTTCCGGGCGCTGTGCAAGGTGCTCTGCACCCGTTTCGGTGACGGCACGCAGGTCGTCATGCTCAAGAGCGCCGACACTCTCGACGTCGCGAGCCTGGCCGAGCTGGAGCAGCTGGCGGCCGAGATGAATCAGCGCTTCGGTGAGGTGCGCAACGAGAGCTGGGTCGCCCGCGCCCGCTTCGCGATCAGTGAGCTCGTCGCCCTCGCGGCGTTCGAAGGGCAGACGCGAGAGCTGGGTGAGGAGGAGCGGCAGCGGCACCGTCTCGGCATCGAGTCCGGGCCGGTCACGCACCTGCGGCAGCGCACGTTGGTCGACCGCACCGAGACTGAGATCAGCTTCCGCATCCGCGACGGCTTGCTGCCCCGCCTCAAGCTGGCCGAAGCCGAGCCGTGGACCAGCGAAGTGATCACGCACGGCGCCGACGACGACGACGACGGGCTCGGGCACATCCCCGAGTCCCGGCGTGCCGCGTTCCGGCCGAAGGTCCGCGAGCGGCCGCCCATACAGACCCCCATGCAGCGGACGTTCCACGTCGAGGACCTGTTCGGTACGCCGGGAGGTCCGGTGGCGATGGTCCGTCCCGGTCTTGACGTCCCGGAGCCTGGCGACCTCGTGTGGTTGGTCGACCAGCGGCAGCGCGGTGGTGGTCCCGGCAGCCTGCGGCCGTGGAAGGGCGCCAAGCTCGTCAAGGTGCTCGCCGTGCACCGTGTCGGCGGCAACGTCGAGGCCGCGAAGCGTGAGCTTCACGACAACTACGGCCTGCGCTTCGAGGTCGTGCCCGAGACGGTGCAGCCATGAGCAACGTGTGGAGCGTCATGGTCACGTGCGCTGGTCTCGACGAAGGCGGCAAGCTGTTCGCCGAGGCGATGCCGAACCGCTGCACCGAGTACGCGCACCGCGACTACGATGGTCCGCTGCGCGAGGTCAGTGGCGACGGTGGCGGCCAGCAGGGCTGGCACCTGGACGTCTGGCTCGGGAGCTACAAGGTCGTCGACATCGATGAGCTGGAGACGATGCTGCGCGAGTGGACTCGGGTGTGGAAGTACAAGGCACTGGAGCCTGGCGAGCAGCGCTTCTTCGACGCGGACCTCGTCTCGTGCTTCATCTGCTACGAGGAAGACGGCGGGAGTCATGCACGTCCGGTCCAAGTCTGGCCGCCAGCTCCGACCGGCGCGCCGTGCCCGCACTGTCGTCGTGTCGACCCAGAGCCGCAGCCGCGCACGCTCACTGCGCAGGAGGCGTGCAGCGGATGCAACGGACGGGCGACCACACACGAGCCGTGTCATGCGTGCGGTGCGCATGTCGCTCCGTTGGAGGTGCACGATGACTGACGAGACGCGCTCGAACATCGCTACTGCGCAGCAACGTGCTGCGATGCGCCGCAAGTTGTCGCCGTCGGAGCGCGCCGGCTTCGACAGGCTCCGGCCTACGTTCGCCGTCCGGGCGCGCGAGCGCAGCTTCGTAGCGCGCATCGCGGATGCGATCGCCGACGGCCGCTGCCGGGAAGGGCCGCGCGTCGTGTTGCGGTGGGATAACGGCCGCGTCTCGCTGGCCGAGCACGACCCGTCGCAGACGGCATTCAGCTACCCGCACACGCTCGAGTGGGCCGAGAAGAACGCCCGACTGCTGATGCCCGGCGACAAGCTCAAGTACGAGCTGCCCGACGACGACTGCGTGCCGGACGACATCGCTGTCGCCGCTGGCGGTGCGCTCGGCGCGCTGCATCGGCCGCAGCGTGCGGTCGAGCGCGACGGCGCGATCGGCCGCTTCTGGCGTCACGCACGCAAGATGTCCCAGTACGGGTCGCCGGCCACGTCGCTGTTCCGGCAGGAATTCCCCGGCACCGACCTCGACATTCACGGCGTCCCGCCGCCGCCGGAGCCGTACGATGACGAACGGACCTTGCGTGGCGGCCGTGGTCGCAAGCCGCCGCTGTCGCCGTACCTGACCGATCGCGTCGGCGACGTGCTCCGGGATGAGCAACGGCGCCGGCACGCGCGCGCGCACGCGCTCGCACTCTCACACTCAACAAGGAGGACATGATGACCGACAACGACAAGACCGCAGCCGGGACCCTGCAGCCGCCGCGCACGCCGGTGCTCGACAACAAGGGCGTGGCTCGCGCGCGCTATCCGGGGTGGACCGAGTTCCGGCTGGTCGACCTCGCCGCCGCGCCTGGCATGGTCGGCTACCCGGCGCCTGGGACCGTCGACGGCGATTCGTGGACCATCCTCGACGTGTTCGAGTCGGCCGAGGTCGTGCTGCTGGGCAAAACCCGCGATGACTACGTCGCCGGCGTCTGCGCCGAGCGCGACAAGGCCATCGCCGAGGCCCACGACGCACGGTCGTCGATGCGGGAGCAGGAGCGCCAGACGTCCCGTTTCCAGACCGACCTGGCCGTGGCCGAGGACCGGTTGTCCGTCGCGGAGGCCGAGCGCCGGGCGCTGGTCAAGGAGCGGGCGCGGGACAAGGACCTGCTTTGTCTCTTCGAGGCCGATTTCGCGACGCTCCGCAAGGAGCTGGGCGACGAGCGTCTCCGCGAGGTCGTCGGGCGCGCCGAGCCGCCGAAGCTCGAGCGCGAGGACGGCGAGCGTTATTCGCGTACGGACCCGTGCGACGCGGCGGACCTGCTGTGAGTCGCGAGACGCCGTCGCTGCCTGCGCCTGCGCCCTACACGGACGCCGAGCTGGAGGCGCACCAGCGCGAGGTGGAGCAGTGCGTCCGGGAGGTTCGTCGGATGCCGCGTCGCCGGCGTCGAGTGTCCGGCGACGCGCCGTGGTGGGCCAAGCTGCTGGCCGTGTTCTTCGGCCTGTCGGTCGGGGCGGCGATAGCCGATGCGATACACGGACCGCCCGTGGACCCGTGGAGCTGAACGCCGCTGGATACCGGCCGCAAGGGGCGCTGAGCGCTCTGTGGTGCCGCTGGCGTGGTCCTGGTACCCTACCAGGGCCCGGACTGTTACGCGTAAAGGTGGGCGCGCTCCCCGCCGAGCCGAAGGGATACCCTAGTCGTGGTGACGGATAAGCAGATCGAGGTGCTACGGGCGTTCATGGACGCGCGCAGAGCGGACCGGCCGCCCCCGACGTTCCGGGAGCTGTGTGAGCGTTTCGGTTGGAGCTCGACGGGCACGGCGCGTGATCACGTGCAGGCGCTCGGCCGGCAGGCGCTGCTCGAGGACGTGGTCGGTGTGCGGTCGCGGCGCTGGCGGTTGACGCGCCGCGGGGTCCGGATCGCGCAGGACGCGATCGACGCCGAGGTCGGCTGAGGCGCAAGCCGGCACTGCCGTCGCTTCTACCACGCGCCGAGGCACCTCACCACCACTGTGATAGTCTGCGACCGTGAGCGTGCGTGCGCCGCGGGTGGACCAGAAGGTCGTCGACGCGATGTGTCGCCGTTCGCTGGCCTTCTTCGCGAGCGAGAAGCTCATCGGCGATCCAGAACCGCCCTTTTCTGGACGCTTCCTCGTCGCCGAACATCATGAGGCGTGGTCGGACCTCATCTGCAACTACGATCGCGTCTGCATCGAGGCGGCCCGAGGTCACGGAAAGTGCATGACCGGCGACGCGCTGATCCTACGGTCGGACGGCGCGCTGATCCGGCACGACGAGTGGCAAGGCGGCGAGGTCTATGCCTACGTGGGCAAGCAGCAGTTCGAGGCCGTCGAAGCGTCAGCCGCGGAAAGCCAGGGATTACAACCCTGCTTGACCGTGCGTACGCGATCCGGCCGGCAGGTCACCGTGACCACCAACCACCCACTGCTCGTCGAGGGGCGCGGGTGGGTCGAGGCGGCGGACCTCGTCGTCGGAGACTGTGTAGCGGTGCCTGCTGGTCTGTCCGTCAGCGGCAGCGAGCCGCTGCGGTGCCCCTGGACGTTGGGGCTGCTCATCGGCGACGGCTCCCTGCAGTCGACGAGCTCGCCGACAGTGACGACCGCCGACCAGGCCGTCGTCTTCGCGCTTACTGATGAGGTCGAAGCGCAGGGGTGGCACCTGAAGAAGCGAGAACCGCTCGGCTTCGCGCTCATCGCGCCCGGGACGCCGCGCGACTCACGGCCGAAAGCGTGGATTCGCGAGCTGGGCCTCTTGGGTCGGACGTCGCACACAAAGCGCGTTCCGTCAGCAGTGTTCCAGGCCCCACCCGCAGACGTCGCGGCGTTCTTAGCTGGTTACTTCGACGCGGACGGCTCGGTGAACAAGCACGGCGGGGGCGCGCTCGAGTACTACTCGGTGAGCGAGGGTCTGCTCCGCGACGTCCAGCACCTGCTGCTGCGCTTCGGTGTCCGGAGCACGCTGGCGGTCAAGCGCGGACGTTACCGTGGCGCTGCGCACCTGAGCTGGCGGCTGACCATCCGCGGCGGGTACATCCTCCGCTTCGCTGGCGCGATTCGTCCGCGTGGACAGAAGGCCGAAGCGCTTGAAGCGCTTGCGCGCGACCTCGAACCCAAGGTGCGGAGCATCAACTGGAACCAGTGTGCGTACGAGCCGATCGTCGACATCGAGGACGCCGGTGAGCAGGAGGTCTACGCGATCCACGTGCAGGGCCCGGAGAACTACATCGCCAACGACGTGGTGAACCACAACAGCCACTTCTTTACCCTAGCGCTTCCCCTATGGGATGCCTTCCGCGTCAAGTCGGCCGGCCTCGACCCACCGGACTGCGTCATCTTCAGTGCGTCGCAGCGGCAGGCGCAGCGGCTGCTCAAGAAGATCCAGATCCAGCTCGAAACGAACCCGAAGCTCGCGCACCTCCTCCCCGGCGAGCACGAGCGGCAGCAGTGGTCGACGCAAGGCCTCCGGCTCGCCAACGGCTACACGATCAACGCGAGCGGCTACGGCACGAAGGTCCGCGGTGGTCACCCGCGCCTGATCGTGGTCGACGACGGGTTCAACGACAACACGGCCTATTCCGAGCTGGTTCGCGCCAAGGAGATCGACTACTTCTTCCAGGCCATCCGGCCGATGCTGATTCCCGGCGGCAAGATCGCCGTAGTCGGCACGCCGCTGCATCGCCAGGACCTCTACGCGCTGCTGTCGAAGAACCCGCAGTACGAGTTTCGGCGGTACCCTGCCATTCGGGAGTCGGGTCCGCACGAGGGCGGGCCGCTGTGGCCGGAGCTGTACTCGATGGATGACCTCCGCGGCATCGAAGAGGAGATCAAGTCGATCCGCTTCACCCGCGAGTACCTGTGCCAGCCCGTCGCGGATGGCAGCTCCCTGTTCCCCCGACGGCTCTTCGAGGGCGACGGCGTCGAGCAGCCGGACATCAAGCTCGGGATGCCGCTCGAGTTCTGGCAGCGGCTGGGTGTTCAGTTCACGGCCATCGGCGTTGACTTCGGCCTGAGCAGCTCGGTGTCGGCCGACTACACCGTCGTGTGGACTATGGGCCTGGACTCGGCCGGCAACCGCTGGATCATGGACATCTACCGGGAGAAGGGCCTCGAATACACCGAGCAGAAGAAGCTCATCGTGCACGCCGCGAAGCGGTACCAGGCCGACCTGGTCTACGTGGAGAGCAATCAAGCCCAGCGCATCTACGGTGACGAGCTCCGGAACGAGACCGACCTGCCGATCCAGAACCACAACACCGGCGAGAACAAGCACTCGCAGGTGAAGGGGCTCCCGGCGCTCCGCGTGCTGCTTGAGAACAAGAAGTACCGGCTGCCGCTGGGCGATGAGCGCAGCCGGAAGCTCGTCGGCGCCTGGATCGAGGAGATGCAGGGCGTCACGGTGCAGATGGGCAAGGTGGTCAGCCTGGCCGAGCACGACGACCTGCCGATGGCCAACTGGATCTGCGAGCGCGCGTTCGCCGATACGCCCTTCGACTTCAGCTTCGGCGAGGAAGAAGGGGACCGCGAGGCGTTCGACGAGCTGATGCGCGACATCGCGGGCACCGGCGACCCGGCCGACCCCGACTACATCGAGGACGACGCGTTCGTCCTCGGCACGCAGCCGGCTGGACGCGGCCGGCCGCCGACGATCAACGCCCGTGCGGTCGACGGCAACCCCGAGGACGTGTTGCAGAACACGCAGCCCCCGGCTAAGAACACGGGCTACCCGTTCGGCGCGCCCACGGCCGCGCAGATCCTGGGAGGCGGCTTCTGATGCACATCTGTCCTGAAGAGGTCCTCGCGTTCGTAGCGGCGCTGCCGTTCGCGCGCGTCGCGTGGGCTCGGTGGAGAGCGAGGCGCGCATGCCAAAGCTGATGCTGCGGAGGTCCCTGGCTTCGATGCGCGGTGCCACAGGCCTGTCGTTGTCGCCGTTCAACCACGGTGAGCGCACGCCGGGCCAGGTCCCGCGACGCGACGCGGCCTGGACGCTCGCGCCCGAGGCTATGGAGCTGGCGACTGCGCAGGCGGTGCCCGAGGCGCAGCTGCTCCTGCGGCACACGGCGCCGGTGTTCCGGGCGAACGACGTCGCCAAGGGCCTGGGCCTCGATCGCGTGCTGGAGAAGCGGCTCGGCGGTATGGTGAAGGACGCGATGCACAGCGCGGTCAACGAGGCCGTGTTCCGTCAGGACCTGATGGGTCGACTCCGAAGCCAGCAGGGCCTCGAGCCCGAGCGTCGGCGCGCGGTCTTCCAGCGCGCCCTCATGTTCTGGCGAACGCAGGACGGCGGCATGGCGCGCAAACAGTCACAGCGCATGCTCTGCAAGGCCAAGAAGACCGAGGTTCCGGTGTCACCGGCCGTCGAGTCGGCGTCGGCCAAGCTGGGCATCCCGGAGCACAAGGTCCCCGCGCGCGGCCGCGCCGACCCGGTGCAGCAGGTGATGGGCGACAGCAAGCGCGCGCTGCCACCGGGCGCCGTGCGCGTCCATTACAGCAAGACCCGTGGCGGCTACGTGCGCGCCGAGAAGTTGCCCGACGGCTCGTGGAAGATCTTGGGCAAGGTGCACGACAAGGACGGCGGCAGCGCTAAGAAGAAGGACTCGCACCCCGAGCTGCACCCGAAGGACGAGCACCCCAGCTCGCCGCCACCTGGCAAGGAACCTGTCCACACGCGGGACGGCAAGCCGTACCGGCGACACCCGAACCCCCCGATGACCATCGGTAAGGCCGTCGTGTACTCTCGCAGAGGAACGCAAGGAACGGCTTCGGCCGAGGAGAAGAAGAACATGGAACGCGAAGAGCTGTTCAAGGCGATCAAGAACTTCCAGGTGCCGGCGGCCGATGCACCGGCGTCGGACGACGTCAGCAAGGGCGAGAGCATGGAGGGCATGCCGTCGCCTGGCGGCGCCGGCGGCACGATGCAGAAGCTCGACAGCAGCGGTCATGAGAAGGACCCCGAGCAGCAGCTGAAGCCCGGCAAGCCCGAAGGTCACGAGCTCGGCAACGGCAAGGGCTCCGGCGACGGTGGCGGCCTGGGCGGCGCGACCAAGGACGGTGGCGGCATGACCAAGGGTGTCGAGCCGCGCGCCGATCCGCGGGCGAACTTCCCCGTCGCGATGCCGACGGTGCGCGGCGCGCAGTGGACGCAAGGCCCGGACGCCCGTGTGGCGTATAGCTCCGTCGCCGACGAGAAGATCGCCAAGGCGATGGAGGACGGGACGCTGAGCCCTGAGTTCGGGATGCCGGCGCACTCGCCGCTGTACGGCCTGAACAAGTGCGGCAACTGCGCGACCGGCTTCAGCAAGGCGCTGACGGTGTGCCCCGGCTGCGGGACTGACCGCCTCGCCGGGACGAACGTCTCCGGCCCGCGCGTCCAGCTCGCCAAGTCGGTGACGCAGCGGCTGACGCCGCCACCCCCCGGCGACCTGCACTTCGAGGACTAAAGGACCAATCCAGTGGCGGACGACAAAGACAGCGGGTCGTTCCGGCGATCTCTGCTCAGCTTCGCGGCCAAGTCGGCCGCCGCTGGATTGGACCGCCTCGAGGACACGCTCTTCAAGGGCGAGGAGGCCGACATTGGCGGCGCGGCCGAGGCTGGCGGGTCCGGTCCTCCGGGCGCCGCGGCCAACGCATCGGCCACGCAGGGTGCGACCGTCGTCAAGGGACCGCAGGTGCTCGGCGGCCTGCCCCCGGAGATGGGGCAGGCTCCACCGTCGACAGGGCTCCGCGACGCGATGATCTCGAAGGCGCAGGCGAACGGCGCGCTTCCCGGCGAACCGCTCACTGAAGCGCAGGCCATCTACTGGGACCCCTTCGCCCTCGTCGAGCAGCTCGGTTACAAAGAGAAGCCGACCGCCGTCACCTACGGCACGCTGCAGGCGATGGTCTGGCGGCTGCCGATCCTGCGCGCGATCATCAAGACGCGCGTGGACCAGATCGCCGCGTTCTGCTTGCCGCAGCAGCCTCCGCAAGACCCAGGGTTCCGGGTTCGACTGCGCGAGACCAGCCGCACGCCGCAGGTGTACGAGCTTCAAGAGATGCGCCGCATCGAGGAGTGGCTCCTCACGACGGGCGTCGTGCTCGAGGACCGCCGCGAGCGGCACGGGATGGAGTACCTCGTCCGCCAGATCACCAACGACACGCTGATGTACGACCAGCTCAACCTGGAGGTCGTCGGCGATCGTAAGGGCCGGCCGTGCCAGTGGTACGCCGTCGACCCCGCGACCGTGCGCTTCGTCGACTCGGCCAAGCTGGCTCCGGAGCACTCGATGGACGCGCCGTACTGCGTCCAGATCTACGACAACGTCGTCACCGGCGAGTTCACTCGGCGCGAGATGGTGTTCGGCGTCCGGAACCCACGAAGCGACATCCGCTCGCACGGCTACGGCACCAGCGAGACCGAGATGATGGTCAACACCATCACCTACTTGCTGTGGGGCATGGAGTACAACGGGCGACAGTTCTCGCAGGGCTCGATCGCCAAGGGCCTACTCAACATCAAAGGGCCGATGCCCGAGCGCCAGCTCCGCGCGTTTCGCCGGCAGTGGTACCAGATGGTTGCGGGCGTCGAGAACGCCTGGCGCACGCCGATCATCAACGCGGAGGACATGGAGTGGGTCGACCTCAACAAGTCGAACCGCGACATGGAGTTCGGCGCCTGGCTCGACTTCCTGATCAAGATCGCCTGCGCCATCTACGCGATGGACCCGATCGAGGTGAACTTCAAGTACGGCGGCTCAGGCCAGAAGGCGATGTTCGAGGCCGCCAACAAGGTCAAGATCGTCGAGTCGAAGGCCAAGGGCCTGCAGCCGCTGCTGAAGTTCGTCGGCAAGGTGTTCAACGAGAACGTCCTATGGCCGAACACCGAAGACTTCTCGCTCGAGTTCACCGGCTTGTCGCCGATGACGCCGAAGGAGCTCGCCGATCTCGAAACGCAGAAGGTCCGGACGTACGTGATGGTCGACGAGATCCGGGCGATGCACGACATGGCGCCGCTCGCTGACGGGCTCGGCCAGATCATCGACTCGCCGAACTGGATGGAGGCGCGCCGCGAGCTGCTCCTACAAGAGCAGATGGCCGCGGAGCAGGGTGGCGGCGAGAAGAAGCCGGAGTCGTCATCCTCGAGCGCAACGGACTCGAACACGGCGACGCCGGGTACAGCTCCGGGCGGCACGCAGCAGCCGCCACCGGCGGTGACCAAGTCGCTGGCGGACGACTCGACCGTCTGGGACATCAGGCTCTAGGAGGCAACGATGCGCGTCGAACACCAGATCCACGTTCAGATTCACGACGACAGCGACGCGAAGGACGCGTTGTGGGCGCCCGATAAGACGCTGGCCAAAGAGGTCATCACGAACATGCAGCGGATGACCTCCGGCACGTTCCAGATCGCCGCGGCCGCGACGGAGGTGCTCGCGCTCGGCGACATCACCGCGGTGCGCGCGATCTACATCGAGGTCGACGACGACTTCAACGTGGTGTGGAACGGCGGTGACGAGATCTTCAATTACCTACTGGCCGACGCGACCAGCGGCCGCAAGGCGCGTTGCTTCAACGAGATGACCGTGACGGCCTGCTCGATCACCAACCCGGGCGCGGCGGCCATCAACGGCCGCTACGTGGTGTTCGGAGATCCGACGGCCTGATGGGGCGGATCATCAACGATCGAATCTCGCCGCGGCACGTTGAGGCGTGCGTGGACCAGTGCACCGCCGTCGCTTTTCGGCGGCGCGGGCACGACTTCGTCGTGCAGGTCCCGGGTTCCGAGAACACGCCAGCGATGCACACCGTGAAGCCGTCGTGGGACTACACCATCGACGGCCAGTCGCGGATCATGTGCCTGACCATGGACGTGGAGCAGTACATCAACGCGCGACGGCGCACGTTGGAGAAGCACAACGGCACGTTGACCAAGTTCGCGCGGATCTCGCTGCAGTACGGCGACGATCTCAACACGTGGCCCTTTGGGCGCACGAGGTAGCCGATGCACTTTCGTCTTGAAGCTGCGCAAGGTGAGTTGCGGTCGAAGGGTCGGCAGCTGGTCAAGGCGATCGCCGATCGGCTCGTCGAAGAGGACACCGAGCTCGCGAAGGCGCTCCGCGGGCTGGTCGTGCCGATCAAGGCATACGTGACGATTCCGATCCCCGCGCACCTCGCCCTGGACTGGCCGGCAGATGGCCGCGTCGGTGAGGACTCGACGCCCCCGCACTTCACGGTGCTGTACATCGGCGAGATCGAACCCCTGCGCCGCAACGCCGTACTGACCGCCGTGCAAGCGGCCATCGAAGACGTCCCGGGGTTCTCGGCGCAGCTGTCTCGCGGCGTCTCGTGGTTCACGTCGCACGAGGGCAAGGAGATCGCGCATAAGGGCCTGGTGGCTGGTGCGGCCGAGCTGCGCTGGTTGCACGAGCGCGTGCGTGGTGCGGCAGCTGGTGCTGGCTGCGCGATCAAGCACGCGGGCCGCGAGTTCAAGCCGCACTCGACTCTTGGGTACCTCGACGCCCGCGACTACCCGCAGAGCTGGCCCATCCCCGAAGGTTCGTTCGTCGTCGACTCGATCGACGTCGGCTTCTCGGACGGAGACTGCCGGCGCTTCATGCTCGCGGACCCACTGTCCAAGAACGACAGCGACGCGTCGTACAACATCGCGGCCGGCTCCCAGATGGGCGCGCGGGCGGTGGGGCCTGGTGGCTCCGGACCGAACATTGCGTCGTTCTCGCCAGTCCAGCTCAAGCCGCAGACCTCGGAGCGCATGCGCGAGCGCGTGACCGGTCAGGTCCGCACCGACGAGGAGCTCGCCTTCGCGCGGCACGCCATGGACGTGCGCAAGGAGGGCATGAAGCTGATCTGGAACACGCCGGACGCCACGAAGGTGTTCGAGCTGCCGCAGCCGACGCACCGGAGCGACACGGCGCAGAACGCGCTCGACGAGGCGCCGGCGCAAAAGCTCCGGCTCGAGGACAACGCGGACCGGCTACGCGCGGGCTCTGCCGAGTCGGCGCCGAACCACATGGGCCAGAAGCCAGTCGGTCCGGCGCTGATGCTGCCGGCGAGCTACACGAAGTGCGAGCTGCCCGCCGACGCGACGCCGTCTGCGGCGCCGACACTCGGCATGAGCGCTGCGGCCCCGAAGCCGCGGAGCGTCTCGTTGAGCGGACCGCTCGGTGTCGGCGGCACGCACACGGTGAAGAAGCGCGGCATAGGCGAAGTTACACTCGGTCGGACCGAGGTGGGATACACTGTCGCCATGGACGGCTTCGACCTGGTGGAGTTCGCTTCCTTGTCCGCGGCCTGCGATCACGTGTGGGTGCGGACCAAGGGCTACGAAGACGCCGCGTCCTACAAAGCCGCGCTCGGCGTGAACAAGGTGCCCAGCGGAGCTGGATGGAAGTTCTGGGGCCTCAAGCGCAAGAGGGCCGCCTGATGCCCGTGCATGTCCCGACGAAGCTCGTGCTCGACGCCGACAGTCCCGGGGCGATTCGGTGTCCCGGGTGCCGGAACAAGGCGCTGCAGAAGTCGTCGGACGGTGCCCTGACGCTCCGGCCCAAAGGTCCGGTCCGCTTCGAGGACGACCGCTGCTTCATGAAGTGCTTCTACTGCGACCGCTCGATCGAGTTGCCGCTAGCGCTCGCCAAGAGCGAAGACGCTGCGCCGGCGCGCGTCGTGCTCCGCATGCCCGCGCGGCGCTAAAGCGCCCCTGGGGCGCATTGCGCCCAGCTTGACCGGACTCCACTACTACCGTAAGACCAAAGACCAAGGCTCGGTCGGGAAACGTCGTTCGCGCGGCAGATTCCGGGAAGGGGCGCATGTGAGGACCTGGCACGGATCCCCACCTGCGCCCCTTTTCTATTTAACCCCGACCCGGCCTGTGGAGAACGCTGTGGATGAGCTCTGGGACGAACTGGTGAAGGGCATGTCGGGCGACGACACGTTCCGCTACTTCGCGCCGCTCTCGTTCTTCGAGAAGGCCAACGCGCCCAAAGGCGAAGAACGCCGTTTCGGCGGCATCTCCACGACGGACGAGAAGGACCAGGAGGGGGAGAACATCCTCCAACGCGGCCTCGACTTCGACAGCTACTTCATGAAGAAGGGCTGGTTCAACGACAACCACGCCAAGAACGCCGGCGGCATCGTCGGGTACCCGTCCAGCGTCCAGTTCTTCAAGAAGGGCGCGCGACTGCCTGACGGTCAAACGGCCAAGGCGAACCTGCACTGGACCGAGGGCTACTTGCTCAACGGCCACCCGCCCGCCGACGCCATCTGGTCGGCCGGCATGGCCCTGCAGAAGTCCGGTGGGCGCCGAAGTCTTGGGCAGTCCATTGAAGGCAAGGTGCTTCGGCGGTCAGGGCCGAACAACAAGACGATCGCCCGCGCGCTCGTGCGCAACGTGGCCATCACACACTGCCCCGTCAACGTGGGCAGCTCGCTCAACTTCCTCGCCAAAGCGCTCGTCGCAGCCGAAGAGGCCGACGGCGAAGAGAAGCAAGACGGTGACGAGGGCCAGTCCAAGGCGCCGAAGCCAGCGCAGAAGGACGAGAAGATCGCCGCGCTGGCCGTGGGCGCGCCCGGTGGTGACGGCGCCCCGGCGACCGGCCTCGGCGAGCAACCTGGGTCTTCGGCCGGGCGCATCCTCACGGCGCAGTCGCTCGAGGGCGACCTGGTCAACACACTCGCGGAGGGCCGTTCGTCCGCCACACACAAGTCGCTGTCGCGCGGCCAGGCGATGGACCTGATCTTTGCGCGGTTCCCGAGGCTCAGCGCCGCCGAAGCCGGCCGCATGCTCGACCTCACTTACACGATGAAACAGAAGGGGCTTCTAGCGCCATGAAGATGACCAATTGCAAAGGGTGCAACAAGGAGTACCCGGACAACGTGCTCAACGACGGCAAGTGCAAGGGCTGCATGAGCAAGGGTGAGGAGAACACCGTGACTACGGACGAGCTCAAGAAGTCGATGGACAAGATCGAGCAGCTGACCAAGGCCGAGACGCCGGAGGCGCGCAAGCAGGACCTCCTGCAGAAGAGCCTGGACGGCAGCGCCACCGCCGAGGAGTCGGTCGAGCTGGCATCGCTGCTCAAGGGCGAGAAGCCTGCTGGCGCGGACGTCGCCGGCGACCTGACCAAGTCGCTCACCGACGGTGACGACCTGCAGAAGTCGATCGACGTCAGCAGCGCGCTGGCCGACCTGGTCGGCAACCTCGAGAAGGCGCTCGGCTCCGTCGGCGAGCAGATCGAGAAGTCCGCGTCGCACCAAGGCGAGGTCAACCTCGTGCTGGCCAAGGGCCTGCTCGACAGCTGCAAGCTCACGGTCCAGACCAACGATCTGGTGAAGAGCCTGCAGACCGAGATCGAGTCCTACGGCCGCCAGCCGGCCGGACAGCGTCGCTCGGCGAGCACGCCGGCCGACGTGGTCAACAAGTCGCACGGCGGCCAGGCCCCGAGCGAGGACCAGATCACCAAGAGCGACGTCATCGGGCTCATGGAGGCCATGTACGACGAGGGTCGTACGCCGATGGCGCCGTGCGGCGAGGATCTCAACAAGGCCATCGCGAAGATGGAGAGCGTCGGCGACGTCAGCGCTCCCATGATGCGCGACCTGGCCGCGTACCGCTCCAAGCGGATGAACTAAGGCACCGTCGAACACTCGGTTCCAACGGAAGAAGGAAGGAAACACGATGCAAGGTCACAACATGGTGAGCTGGCGCGACTACGAGGGTGCCGACGGTCACGGGCAGGCAACTGTTCAGGACGTCGTCGAGCTCAAGAAGGCGCTGTCCGCAGGCTCTTCGATCAACGCGCCGGCGACCGCTGCCGGAGAGGGCTTCCCGCTCCGCGTCGAGAGCCTCGAGCGTACGCTCAAGAACACCACGTATCGGATGGAGCACATCCGCCTGTGGAAGAACATCCCGAAGGTCCCGGCCTACAACACGGTCGAGGAGTACAACCGGGTGAACGAGTACGGCGCGCACGACCAGGGCGCATTCATCCGAGAGGGTGAGCTTCCTGGCGAGACCGACGCGACGTACGAGCGGGTCTACGCGACGGTGAAGTACCTCGGTACTCTTCGCCGCGTCACCCACGTCATGAGCCTGGTGAAGCCGGCTCACGGCAACGTCATCGCGCAAGAGACCGTCGCTGGTACCATGTACCTGCTCCGTCAGCTCGAGCGCGCGCTGTTCTACGCGGACTCCACGCTGGACACCGACCAGTTCGATGGCTTCGAGGCGCTGATCGCGAACAACGCGCCGGCGACGCACATCATCGACCTGCGCGGAGCCCCGCTCGCCGAGGACAACCTCATCGACGCGGCGCTGACCATCCAGAACGCGCCCGCGTACGGCATCCCGACGCACCTCCACATCAACCCGGCGGTCAAGGCCGATCTCGTGAAGAGCTTCTTCCCGAAGGCGCGCTACGACCTGATGGAGAAGCAGGACGGCATGGTCGGCCTGAACATCAACGGGTTCACCTCGCCGGCCGGCGACGTGCGCTTCGAGCCGAACGTCTTCATCGACGACGGCGGCGTGGTTCCGGGCGCGGCCGTTGGCCCCGCGGCCAACATCCCGGCGACGCCCCTGCTCACCGTGGCTCCGGCCGCGGGCGGCGCAGCGACCGGGCCCTTGTGGCTCGCGGGCACGGGCGACCACGACGTGGGCGCCTACATCTGGCGCATCGTCGCGGTGAACCGCTTCGGCCAGAGCGCGTCTCGTCGGTTCCCCGCGGGCGCGGCGACGTTCACGCCCACGGCGGGCCAGTCGGTCACGATGACCACCACCGATGGTGGTGGCCCGGCCGCGTCGTACTTCAAGGTCTACCGGACCTTGCGGGCGGGCGCGGACCTGACCCAGCGGCTCATCCTGCGGGTGGCCAACGGCGGCGGCGCGGTGCTGATCACGGACCTCAACGCGAGGCTCCCGCGGACCACGACCGGGTTCATGTTCCAACAGGACAACACGAACATGTCGTTCGCGCAGCTCGCGCCGATGATCAAGGTGCCCCTGGCCATCGTCGACACGGCGATTCGCTGGATGCAGCTCATCTACGGAACGCCGAAGCTGTACACGCCGAACCACAACGTCCTCTTCCGGAATATCGGACGCGCCGCCGACTTCGTCGGCACGCCGTAGTCCTCGGGGACGCCGAGCAAGCAGTAGAGCTGGGGGCTGGACGACCGGTCCAGCCCCCAGCGTTTCAGTAAGGAGACCTCGATGGGCGCAGCGAAAGACAAGCACCTGCACGACTTCATCCCGATGCGCGAGCTCGGCATCCGTAACCTCGTTGGCACACACCAACGTGGTCTGGGGATGCAGGTGGCCGTCGGGCAGTACACGGCCCTCGGCGCGGGCGCCGAGACGGTCTCGTTCGGCGACGACCTCGGTCTGCAGGACATGGCCGATACCAACTACGTCGTCGTTTGCACGGCCGACGACGGCGCGATCGCCGCGGGCATCACGCGGACGGTCGACGGGTTCGACACACCAGCTGGCGTGTTCGCGCTCAACGACGTCATCGACGTAGTCGTGGTCGGTCAGATCGAAGGTCATCCGAACCCGTAAGCGAGGTAACGCATGTCGGCCATTGGACTCAGAGGCCACCAACCGCGCGTGCGGCGGTTTGTGGGGGCCGTAGCGCCTGCGGACGCAGCTGCGGCCGTCGTGCGGCGGGACGCGCCGCAGCCCACGAGCTGGCTGCAGATCCGGAACGAGGAGGCGGCTGGAGGGAACCAGCTCCGCGTCTACTTCCTCGAGGCGGACTTCACAGCCAACGCGAATTTCATCGTGATCGAGCCGGCTTCTGAGTACGAAGGTCCGGCTGAGGTGAAGGAGTTCTGGGTGCGGTCCGTGGGCGGCGCGATTGCGGACGCGGTCGCCGTCTTCTACATGCGGAGAGGCTAAGCAATGGGCATCTCGCAATCGCAGGGCGGTGGCGGCACAGCAGCAGAAGTCCTCGACGAAGCCATCGCCGTAGCCGGCAACGACTCGACGCTGAACTTCACGGGCGCAGGCGTTACTGCGACGCAAGACGGCGGCGACCCGAATCAGGTCAACATTGACATCCCAGGCGTTGCTGGCGGAGACCACGGCGTCCTCGTCGGTCTGGGTGACGACGACCATACTCAGTATCTGTTGGCCGACGGTACTCGTGCCTTGACCGGGCCAATGGACTTCGGCGGCGCGGCTCATACGAACGCCGAGAGCTTCGCGCTTGCCAACGCAGCCTGCAGCGGCATCTTCCGCGCGCTCGTCAACGCGATCGAGATCGGCGCGGTCAGCGCGCACAGCGTCCGGCTGATGGTCAGCAACGCGAAGAAGTTCCAGATCAACGCCAGCGTGATGGAGCTGACGAACGTCGGTGTCCGTCACGAGTACGTCGCGTACGGGGCCGGCAACGACACGCTCGCGGTGACGCAGAGCATTGTCGGTAAGACCGGTATCACCGGCGGCGGCGATACAATGACGCTACCAGCTCCAGCGACAGCCGGCGCGGGTTGGATCTGCTCGATCACTGACGAGTCCGGCGGCGCCGGCACCGACCACATCACGGTCGACGTCTCGGGCGGCGCGAACATCTCCGGCCAGGCGTCGGTGGACATCACCGAGGACTACGGGACGCTCAACGTCTACAGCAACGGGTCCGAATACTTCATCAGGTAGGAGAGGCAACGATGGCACGAGACAGAGTCAACATCGGCCGCGCGGTTCGTAGGCCCGTCGCGAACACGATCGACGTCGTCAATGTCACCGCGCAGTTCGACGGCGACATGAACCTGACGAGCCTCGCGGTCTTCTTCACCTTGGAGGGTGACGAGACGGTTTACGAAGGCAGCGCGTTCACGCCCGGCGTGCCGGTCGGCCAGCTCCGCCGCGAAGTCCGGCGCGTCGCGAAGGCCGCAGCCGAGGCGCTCGGATGAGCTACCTCGTACCGGCGCCGCACCAGGTGGTCATCCCGTCGCTGACGGCGTGGACCGGCGTCGCCGAGCGTCTCGTTGGCTCGGTCTACCTCCCCGTGCGCAAGATCCCGATCATCCGCGCGTACTTGGGTGAGGAGACCGCGGCACACGACGCCTCGCTGCGGCTCCGTCGTGACACAGGTGGGGCTGAATTGACGACGCTGACCTCTGGCGCCCTCCCGGCCAACGTGCAGGTTGTCGACGTCACCGTCGCCAACGCCGACTGGTACCACCTGTATCTGCTCACCGATGACGCGGCTGGCGTCTGCATCTGCACGGGCGTGCGCTTCGAGTAGGAGAGATCGATGCCTGATTACGAAAAGAGTTGGACCCTTTCTTGGGACGTCGACGTCACCGGCGCATCGGCTGTGCTCACCGGCGCAGGCTGGGCCATCGCGCTCAAAGACCTGCTGCTCGATACCGCCGAAGCCGATGGCGGCGAGTGGACGATCGAAGGCTGCTCCGACGGGTCTGCTGTGGATGCTACCGATCGCTGGGGCAGCGACACGTCAAAGGTCGTCTGGGATTCGGCCGGCCAGCCGCACTCGTGGATCGAGCTGTCGAAGACGTACCGCGGCACGACCTGGTACCTCATCATCGACTGCGCCAACACCGACGGCGAGACGTTGACCGTGGTGTACAGCCACACGGCTCCGTCCACTGGCGGAACGACCACGAACCGTCCGACTACCGCGGGCGCGTCGGCGTACACGTACACCGACCAGTGCATCAGCCACGTCGGCGGGCAGACGATGTACTTCCACGGCTCTCGAAACGAGGACGGCGGCTTCCTCGTCTCGTCGGGCCGTACTGGACTCGACAAGCTCCCGCTCAACATGGTCTTCGCGACGTTGGAGACGACGCGTACGAACCTGGCCGACCCCTACGCCGTCTGGTTCGGCTTGAAGTACAACGAGGCCGACACGTACGGTCCGTGGGAGCTGAACGACTCCAGCAACGGAATGGCCGACGACACGAACTTCGGGATGTTCGACGAGACGGGTGCGACCGACGCGGATGGCTTCGAGTCGTGTCCTGGCTACACGGCACATACCCACATCACGACCAACCAGTCTGCGTGCGCGCAGTTCCCGATCGGTGGGGACGCAGTTGACGGCTCGTGGCCGACACTCCCGGTCCACGTCTTCAATGGCGACGCTGGGCAATACAGCTTGCGTGGCCGATGGGCCGATGTCTGGCAGACGAGCTTACAAAGTCAGCTCGGCGGTGCCCCGACGGGCGGTCCGTTCACTCACATCGTGACCGGATGGGTGGGCATCCCGAGCGATACGGAGCCGACGCACTAATGGACATGTACGACAACCAACTGTTCGCGAACGCGCCGCTTAACATGCGGCAGTCGTCGCCGAGCGTTCGCATGTTCAACACAGATCCGTCAGGCGGTGGTGGAGCGACGACGACGTACCACCTGCGCGCGTGGGACAGTGGACTCGTGCAGTACGTGACGTGGACGAGCGCGGACACGCCCGATCTCTCGCCAGCGTCCGGAGACACGACGCCGAACTACACCGGGACCCTCTCGGGCCACCACATCAGTTACACGACGTAGGAGTCCCCCTTGCGCTACGACATCGAGCACTTCTGGCAGGTTCCGGATGCGGACGACTATGCGCCGGCGATGGAGCGGGCGCAGCAGTGGATCCCACCGGACGGGCACATCGAGCTGGTCTTCGGGCCGAAGCTCTACCGCTTCAGCAAGAAGGTCGATCTCTACCGCGGCGTCAGCCTCATAGGACTGGAGTCGGTCGTCGGCATCAAGGGCGACGCGACGCCGCAGGGCGGCAACGAGGCTGTCCCGACGCTGCACTTCGACAACAGCACCATCGGCTTCGAGATCCACTTCCCCGGCACGTACGCACCGGAACCGGAAAGCCGCGGCACCGTCACGATGCGCAACCTGGTGCTCCACGGCTCAGGGCACCTGTCCGGGTTGGAGAACCACGGCATCCGCGTCCGAAACCGGCCCGTGCTCGACGGCATCACCGTCCGCCAGTTTGGCGGCGATGGCATCCATGCGTACTGCACGAGCCCCGTTTTGCCTGGAGGCGACGAGAACCCAGGCAACTGCAACCTGATGAAGCTCAACAACGTCAGGTTGTACTTGAATGGTGGCCACGGTCTGTACCTGAACGGAGCGGACTCAAACGGCGGTGTGTTCATCGGGCTCGACGTCAACGCGAACGGGCAGGCGTTGCTCGAGGCCATCCAGATCTACGACTCCAGCTTCCTCGGAAACGTCTACATTGGCTTCCACATTGGCGGAAATCAGTACGGCGGACGCGCAGTCGTCACGGACAACGCGAACGCTCGCTGCTTGTTGTTGGGCTGCTACGTCGAGGGCGTCAAAGGCCTGCACATGGTGCCCCCTTCGATGTCCGTCGGCGGCTTCTGTGGCCCCGAAGAGGGGGCCACTGCGCACATCGACGCGGACCTGAACGGGCTCGTGCGTGTGGAGCCCGGCGTGACGTGCATGAACAGCGCCGGCGACAACGTCATCGAGACGCGTCTCGGCAGCGCAAAGATCGGCAACGTCGCTCTGGAGCTGCTCGTCGATCAATCGGCGACGCAGCGCATCCACTACGCGAGAAAGAACCCCGGTTGGTGGGAGTTCATCGACAGCAATGCAGCCACGTTGATCGCCTTCGCGATCTCAACCAAATTCGCCGAAGAGGGCCGCGGTCAGATCTGGTTCCCGAACGGGCTCTACTTCGGAGGCATCAATAGCCCGCGAGGCAAGCAGACCACGGAGCTGCGCGGCGGCATTGAGGTCGTCGTCACCGAACTGGGCGGCGCAGCGCGAGCTGAAGGGCACGCCACTGCGCCTCCGCACGCTGGCGACTGGGCGCAGGGCGACAAGGTGTGGAACTCCGAGCCTGCTGCCGGCGCTACGCTCGGCTGGATCTGCACGGTCTCCGGAACGCCGGGGACGTGGGCATCGATGGCTGCGATCGGGGACGAGGAGCCCTAGTCCGTGGGGCTCACCAAACCGAACGCGGGTTCTGGTGGGCTCGCGAAGCCTGAAGCGGGCGGCGGAGGCGGCGTGACCGATCACGGCGCCCTGACCGGGCTCGCCGACGACGACCATACTCAGTACGCACTCGCCGACGGGTCACGCGCGTTCACGGCGCCGGTCGGCGGGATCGCGCCAGTCGCGGGCGCCGACTTGGCGACGAAGACCTACGTGGACGGCGTGGTTGTCGCCGGGGCCATTCATGCGGTCCTGGCCATCACCGCCGTCACGGGGACGACGGAGACCTTGGTTGGCGCCGTGAAGCTCCCAGCCAACGCGAACACCTCGATCGCGGCCTGGCTTGGCGAAGAGACCGGCACGTACGATGCGAGCTTACGGATTCGGAAGGCGAGCGACGCGACGGTCCTTGCGACGCTGGCGGCGTCCACTGCAACGCCGGCCGAGGTCACGGCCGCTGGGGTCAACGTCCCGAGCGAGGCTTGGTACGAGCTGTACTTGTACTCCGACAATGCGAGCGGCACGGCGATCTGTACCGGGGTGAACTTCGGGTAATGCCGGAAGCCGCCATCAACGCCCTACAGTCGGTGTGGCCTCTGCTCGTCGCCGCCGTAGCGATCCTGCTCAGCGCCGGTGCCGCGATCGGGTGGTGGCTTGTTCATCACGGCACGGTTGGGCAGGAGGAGCGACTCCGTCGAGAACGCCGCGCCCGCATCCGTGAAGTCTTGGTCGCGTTCGACGTGTCGCCTGACCGCCGAGATGCCTGCGTGGACGCGCTCGAGCGGCTCATGGCATCCTGGGACTAGTCGTGCCGCATCCGTTCATCCACTTCTTCTCGCTCGCGACGAAGCCGACGTACACACAGTCGTCTGTGCCGTTCGTCGGGACGCACGTCATCGTCTCGAACGACGACAGCACGAACCACGCCGAGTTCTCGCTCGACGGCGGCACGACCGTGCATGGGCAGGTCCTCGCCGGCGAGACGCTGGAGCTGGACGATCTCCGCTTCGCGACTGTCGACGTCCGCGACTACGCGAGCGGCTCGGCCGCGACGGTGCGGTGCTGGGTCACCAGCAAGACCGCGCAGCAGCTGTAGCCTCGAGCTCTTCTTGCCGTCCGGACAGAAATGTGACAGCGTCCCTCCGGCGTGTCCGGACGAAAATCCAAGCCGGTCGGCCGCCCTGCGGGCTCTGGCGAGTTCCCTGACCGTGTCGAAGTTCGCGTGCGCGCGGGCGACAAGCGCGAGCTGACCGAGCGCTTCGAGGAAGAGAATGCCGCGCGCTCGCCGCGCTACCGATTCGCCTCCATGGCGTCTTGGATGCGCAGGAAGCTGGGGCTCCGGCCGTGACTCGGCGACTGCTGCTGCACTCCGATTCGCTGTGCGCCGACACGGGGTTCGCGGGCGTCGTGCGCACGATCGTCTCGGAGCTTCGCGATTGGGAGATCGACCAGGTCGGCATCAATCACCCAGACGCGCTCGTCGACCACGACCACGCGCGCATTTACTCGACGCGCGGCCAGAAGGACCACGGTGGCCAGCTCGCGTGCAACCTGTACCTGCAGCGCGACTACGACCTCATGCTCATCGTGCAGGACCTCCACGTCGGCGCGCAGTGGGCCCGCGGGCTCCGCAGCGCCCGCGTGCAGCGTGCTCGCCAGCGGTTGAAGAAGACCCCGATCGTGTTCCTGTTCCCGGTCGACGGACCCATGCTCGGCTTTACCGAGCTGGTAGACCTCGCCGATTGCGCCGTGACCTGCACGCGCTGGGGCCGGCAGATCGTCGGCGACGTCTCCACCGCGCGGGTCCAGGTCGTCCCGCACGACGTGGACGTCGATGCGTTCCGGCCGCTGGGCGACGCAGAACGGGCCCGTCTCCGCCGTAGCGTGTTCAACGTGCGTCCGGACGTACTCACCGTGCTGTCCGTCGCGGTGAACACCATCCGCAAGGATCTGTTCCAAGCGCTGCAGGGCATCGCAGCGCTGAAGGCTCGGCGCGGTCCGGTCGTCAAGGTGCACTTCCACACGTCCGGTGTGCACCAGGGCATGAACCTGCAGCTGATGGCGTCGTCGCTCGGGCTGGTGCAGGGTCTCGACTACCAGATCGCAGACCCGTCTCTGCTGGGCGCACCGCGCGAGATCATCAACGAGCTCTACAACGCGTCCGACGCCGTGCTGTTCACGTCGCGGCGTGAGGGCTGGGGCTTGCCTATGACGGAGGCGATGGCGGCCGGGACGGCTGTCGTCGCGCCGCGCTACGGCCCATTCGAGGAGTTGCTGGGCGACGACCGCGGCTTCCTGCACGAGCCGGCCGGCCTGATCTGGACGGACAAGGAGCACAGGGGTCCGTGCTGGTTGTCCGACCCAGAGGCCGTCGCCGATCAGCTCGAGCTTGTGCTGGAGTGGCGCGGCACCCCCGCGCACCAGCAGCTCCTCGATCGTGCCCGCGCGTACGTGGGCCACTTCGCGCCGACGGTGCTCGCGCCGCGCTGGCGCAAGCTGCTGTACGACGTCGCGGCCGGCCAGGTGCCCGCGGTCGAGGGAGCACTGCAGTGACCTACGACGTCCCGGCACTCGACGTCTCGGGCGTCCCGCCCGTGCGCTTCTCCGCCGACTTCGCCTCGCCCACGGGCTACGCGAACGACGCGCGGATGCTGGCCTACGCGCTCATCCAGGCCGGCGTGGACGTGACGCTCGATGCCATCCCGATGGACCGAGGCTCTGCCGACTACGGACCGGTCGCCGAGGTACTCCGTCCGCACTTCGGGCGCGAGCTGGACACACCGATCCAGATCATGGACACCGTGCCCAATTTCTGGCCGACGTACCGGAAGAAGAGCGCGTATGCGATCGCCCGGCTGGCCTGGGAGACCGACACGACGCCGGCGGACTGGACGCGACTCGCCGAGCGCACGTGCATCGACGAGGTCTGGGCGCCCAGCTCGTTCAACACGAGCGTGCTGTCGGACGGCCTGTCGCTCCCGAGCTTCGTCGTCCCCATGGCGCACGACCTCGACTTCATGGATCAGCACGGCGAGGGGTTGGACCTGCGTGAGCAGGGCATCGCCGACGACGTCTTCGTGTTCCTGTCCGTCGGCACCTGGATCAAGCGGAAGAACTTCGAGGGACTGCTCGCGGCCTACTGCGCGGAGTTCGGACCGGACGAGCCGGTGCACCTGGTCCTCAAGATCAACAGCGGTCGTGTCGATGCGGCCGGCCGCGCGGCGGTCGAGGCCGAAGTCGCGGAGATCCTGATCAGCCTCGGCGCCGATCGCCGGCTGCCTCCGATCACGATCCTGCAGCAGCACCTACCGACCGCCGAGATGATCGGCCTGTACCGCCGGGCGCAGTGCGGCGTGTTCCCGACGCACGGCGAGGGCTGGGGACTGCCGATCAGTGAGATGATGGCCTGCGGCACGTCGTCAATCGTGACCGGCTGGGGCGGCGTGCTCGAGTTCTGCACCGAGGAGACCGCGCACCTGCTGCCGTACCAGCCGACGCCTGTCCGCGGGATGCAGCCGATGCCGTGGTACGACGTCCGCCACAGCTGGGCCGAGCCCGACCTGACCGCGCTCCGCGCCCGCATGCGCGAGGTCGCAGAGAGTCGTGATGCTTGGCAGAAGGTTGGCTGGCAGGCCAAGCGCCATGTTCAGGAGCGGTTCGGTATGCGCGCTGTCGCGCAGCGCATGATCTACCGGCTGCGCGCGATCGCCGCGGAGCACCTCTAGTGCGCGTCGTACTCGCCACCATCGCGCTGAACGAGGCCGAGTTCATCGGTCGCCAGCTGGAGCAGCACCGGAACTGGCCTGGGCTGGTCGGGTGGGTCTGGGTCGAGGGCGCCGCGGAGCACTACGGCCGGCAGCACCCAAAGGCCGTGACCGACGATGGCCGCTCGGTCGACGCGACGTCCCGGCTGCTGGCTGAGGCAGCACAGCGCGACCCCTGCATCCGCTACGTGGCGCACGGCTGGGCGCGCGGGAACGAGCGGGGCATGGGCGGCCAGAAGATCCAGCTCCGCAATGCGTACTGCAAGGTCGCTGACGAGCTCGACGCTGACGTCCTGATCGTCATCGACGCGGACGAGTTCTACTCGAAGGATGACCAGGAGCGGATCTTGGACATCATGGCGACGCGTGGCACCGACTACGACGCGTTCCTCTTCCGCCAGCGACACCTGTGGCGGCCGCCGTCGATGCTCGGGGCCGACTCGACGCTGGAAGTCACCGGCGGCTACTGGGCCGTGCCGCACGTGCGCGTGTGGTGGTACGAGCGGGGCGCCCGGTACCAGAACCACAATCACCTCGCCCTGCCTGGCCAGTGCTACAACCCGAAGCGCTTGTATCGACCGCAGCCCGGCGACCCCGAATGTCTCCACCTCGGCTTCGCCCGCGACCCCCGTCATCGGCTGCGCACGAACGCCTACTACGTCGCGCGCGGTGAGGGGCGCGAGCGGGGCTTCAACCGGCAGCACTACGTCGACTGTCGCGACGCCTGGGCGACGTGGCTGCCCGACACGCAACTGCCGAACGGCGCCAAGGTCGCCGCGTTCGAGGCCGCGCTGCCCGAGGTGCTGCGATGACGAGCTACACGCGCATCGGGCTCGTCGGCTACTGCTGCGCCACAGGGCTCGGCTACGAGAACCGCCGCATGTGGGCCGGCCTACCCGACGTGCACTGGCTCATCTGGCCGCACGACCTGCTCGGCGTCGAGGACCAGGCCGCGCTGGAGCAGTCCTTCGCGGCTGACAACGGCATGCTCAATTACGACGTCGTGTACGCCGAGAGCTCGAACGCGCGGCTGCTCGCTGTCGACGCGTTCCTCGACAGCGTCGACGTGGTCGTCTGCGCCGAGCGGCCGTTCCCGGATGACCTGTTCGCGCGGGCGCGTGCCCGCGGCGTCCGCACTGTTCTACTCGTCAACCCGGAGTGGCGACTCGGTGAGTCGTGGTCCGAGGCGGACGTCGTCATCGCGCGCACGTCGGTCTGCCATCGCGTCGTGCAGCAGGTGACCGGCCGCCGCGACGTCCAGCTCATCCCCTGCCCGCTCGACATCGAGCAGCTGCCCTTCACGCACACGCTCCGAGCAGATTGGGGTCTGTACTCGCATGGGTGGGGCGGCGTGCACGATCGCAAGGGCTGGCCCACGATCCGTGCGCTGCTGCGGGCCGTGCCGACCGCGCCGATCGCCGTGAGGTCGCAACGGGAGCTGCCCGACTCGCCAGTGCCGATTCATCCCGCGGTGGCGACGCCGGCGGACCTGTATGACCCGAACGGTGAGGTCTCGGCGGACGTCGCGATTCAGCCGTCCCGGTTCGAGGGCGTTGGGCTCGCCGTGCTGGAGGCGATGGCCTGCGGCCTGCCCGTGCTCACCACTGACGCCGCGCCGATGAACGAGTACGTGCATGCGGCCTACAAGAATCTCGCGCATTATGCGCTGCTCGAGATCGAGCGCACCGAGCTCGTGCCCATGTGGGCGCCGTGGCCGTCGCATCTCGTGGAGCCGGCGACCGTGGCGCAGGCCATGTCCGAGCTGCAGGCGCACCCCGAGGTCGTCGCCGAGCTGTCGATGCGCGGCCGCGCCTACGTCGTGGCGCATCACGGGCGGCCTGCGTGGGACGCGCTGCGGGAGGCGATCGTCGGATGAGGATTCACGTCGTCACGCACGAAGACATGGACGGGTTCCTGTGGGGCGTGCTCGAGGGCTGGCTCAACAGCGGCGCGTGCGCTGACCACGAGGTCCGCGTGAGCAGCGACCGCACGCTGCTTGGTCCAGCGTCGCCCGACTTCTGGGAGACGCTCCCCCGCACCGACGCGATCCTGTTCTGCGTGACCAGCGCGAAGTCCACGCACGCGCCGCGCGCCTTCGACACCATCGCCAAGCACGACCTGTGGAAGCACGTGGTGCACTCGGACTACGTCCACAACACCAAGCTCAAGTACCCGAAGCTCGCCGAGCGTTGCGGGCGCCTCCTCGTCGGCAAGCGCTTCAAGTACCTGCGCTGCTGCAAGGACTGGGACCACGCCGAGTGGCTCCCGCGCACCGGCATTCAGCAGCGCACGTTGCGGTACGCGCCGCCGTTGCCCTGGTTACAGTGGAAGGACCTGCCGGTCGTCGGCGTCTATCACACATTCAAGGCGGCGCAGAAGCACCGGCTCCCGTGGTTGAAGGCTGCCGCTGAGACGTTGCAGGGCGGCGTGCTCGGCTCGGTCGCGACGCGGCCGTTGCTCGAGCAGCAACCTCTGTTGCAGCGGGTCTACGGCACGCGTCACAGCAGCGACTACTTGGAGCAGGCGTCGCGTGCGCGTATCGGCCTGTACCTCATGGGCGGTACGGCGCTCGGTCACCAGTTCTGGGAGTACGCCGCGCTCGGCTGCGCCATCGTCGCGCAGCACGCGAGTACGCATCCGTTGACGGAAGAGGACACGCAGGAGTGGGAGCACTTCAGCGAGGCTCGCGGTGAGTCGCTGGTCGAGGGCGAGGACTTCGTCTACTTCAAGACGGAGGACGAGCTGCGGTCGGTGCTCGCCGAGCTGCACCACGACCCGGAGCGCTGCGCGCTGATGGCGAAGCGTGTCCGGCGCAAGACGCAGCCGTTCTGCAGCATCGCTCGCAGCTTGCATGTGCTGCGGGCACTGCAGGGGGTGTCACGATGAATTGGCGTCGTGCAGAGATCGTAGACAGGAACACGATTCACTGGAGCGCGCCGACCAGCGTGTCGGTCCCCGCGCTGCGCACGCGGGAAGGTAACAGGACTATCCAGGTCGTGCCCGCGAAGGTCCGCAGCACGACAGACGACGGTCCGCCTGTCGTGCTCCTGCCGCTGTACGAACGCGTGACGCATTATCACGGCATGATCAGGAACCAACTGCTGCGTATCGCTGCAGAGTTGCGTGTGCGCCAGCGTACCTTCCGTGTGCTCATTCCCGGCTACGCGCGTTCAACGATTCCCGTGATGCCCACGCCGCGTGGGCCTGAGTTGCCGATGCTGCAGCATGTTGAGGCACTGACGGGGCACGCGCCGTTGTTCTTGGATGACCTGCCGGCCGGCACGACGTTCGGGCGCTTTGCCGTAGCTGCAGCACCCACGGCGGAGATGGAGTCTCGTGCACTCCTGGGTCCCTGCGCGCTCGAGGCGGCCGCACCTTTAATGGAGCTGCGCAAGCGCACGCGCGCGCATCTCGGACTACCACAGGGTCCTGCGTGGTCGCGGGACGTCCGCCCGGTTGCCGTCGTGCTCGACCGGGCTGATCGACGCTGTCCCGTGCCGGAAGATGCGGCGTGGCTCGACGCGACGCTTGCAGGCGCGGGGTTCGACGTTGAGCACATCGAGCCACTGGCTGTGGAGTTTGCTTTACGGATAGCGACCTTTGCTCGCGCGGCGCTATTTATCAGTGTGCACGGCGCTGGGACAGCCAACCTCATGTGGCAGAACGCCGGCGCGGTCGCCATCGAGCTGACGACTTGGGAAGGGCGATCGGCGATCTACCGAAATGCGGCCGTGCTCGCAGGCGTGCACTTCTTCACGAGCGAGGCGGTGGAGCCTCCGCGGCGCGAGGACTGGCCGACCACGTATCGCGACCGGGCCAACCCCGCTGTCCAAAAAGCCGTGCGTGCTGGCGTGGATTCTGGCAAGCCCGTCGCTGAGTGGCCTGTGCGGAACGCGCGGCTGTGGATTAGTACCAGCTCGCCGCTACGGCTCGACCGCTCACGTCTGCGCCTGCAGATTGAAGAGGCTCGATCCCGGCTCGGGCTCCGAGACCTTCTAGGGCCGTGGGGCCGAAGCAGCCAGCCCGCAGACCGCTGGCTGACCGTCCCGCCGGGGGCGAAATGACGCCGCCTATCGACGCCGTGCCGTGGTTCGCGCAAGGTGCCGTGGAGTATCTCGATGCGATCCTCTCTGCGCACGAGCCCGCGCCGCGCGTACTCGAGTTCGGCGCTGGCGGTTCCAGCGTTTGGCTCGCATCACGCTGCGCACGTCTCATCTCCATCGAGAGCTCAGCCGCGTGGGCGGACAGCGTACGCGACGGCCTCAAGCTGCTCGGGGCCGACCATGCCACCGTGCTGTTAGTCGAAGCAGACGACCCCGCAGACTTCGACCCGGCCTACCGCGGCGTACGTGACCACTCGTACCGTGCCTATGTAACGGCAGGTCGGCAGGCCGTCGACGCGCAACTTGATGGACGGGTCGACCTGCTCCTCGTGGACGGGCGCGCGCGGGTTGCCTGCGTCCGTGATTGCGCTGCGCTAGTTCGACCTGGCGGGACGCTGCTCCTCGACAACGCGGATCGACGGCGCTACGCGCCTGCGATCTCGTTCCTAGCAAGTGCAGGCTGGCAACGGATGGCGCAGTTCACCGCGAGCTTTGGCCGCGCGCCGGTGACTGAATTTTGGGTGCGGCCGGAGGGTGCAAGATGACAACGCCGATGAACAAGAAGATCCAGGCCACCAAAGCAGCAATGGCTCATGTTTCGGGCTACGCAGACATCAACACGTTTGTCGAGACGGGGACGGCGTTCGCCACAACCACGGTAGCTGCGTTGGAGATCTTCACCGAGGTGCACTCCATCGATTTGTCGCCCGAGTTGCACAAGCGCGCGGTGGAGCAGCACGGCGACCGTGCCGGTTTGACCTTCCACTTCGGCGACAGCGCTGAGGTCTTGCCACGAGTGCTAGCGGGGATCGACCGACCTGTAGTGGTGCTCCTCGACGCGCACTACTGCCTGGGTTTCGGAGGGAAGGCCGCGAAGAAGACCTTCCCGTTGTGGGCCGAGCTGGACGTGTTCAAAGCGCGTAAGCACGCGGACCTCGTGCTCGTCGATGACATCCACACGTTCGGCCGTGACCGGCAGGACATCCGCGTGACCAACGGTGTTGAGTGGGAGGGCGTGACGCCGCAGGCGCTCGTCAAGCACATGGGCGATCGGCTCGTAGCGCACGCGCCGTTTCGCGACCAGTACGCGCTGTACCTCAGCGCGGAGTAGACCGCTTGCTAGTTGCACCCGTCACAGATGGACAGCTTGCGCCGGCCGCCCTGCGCGCGCGTCGTCTGGTACAGCTCGCTGTTGACGATCTTCAGCAGACTGCCGACCTCCACGACGTTGCCGAGCTCCAACTCGTAGTTCATGTCGTGGCAGCAGATGGTGACGTTGCCGTGTGGGCTGATCGACGGGCGTCTGGCATGTCGGCAGCCGCCGCGATTGCTGACCAGTCGCTGCTTGCCGTTGACGTTCTTGGCGGTCACGCGCGCGCGCCAGATGCGGTTCGTCGGCAGCGCGGTCAGCGCCTCCTCATGCTGCTCCTCGGTCATCGCGCCGATCTTGTAGAGGCCCAGCTGCTTCGGGCGCCACTGCGGCAAGCCGTAGGCTGCGAGCTGCTTGCCCAGTGCATCGAGCTCGTGCTCGTTCCACGCGGTGACGATCGACGCTCCCGTGGTGAACAGCCCTGGTGTGCTGTTGCGTCCGCCCAGCTGCTCGTCGCGCCGTGTGACGATCGCGCCGAGCGCCTGCAGGTTTTGCTTCTGCTGGCTGAGGTTGATCCGGCCTGCGATCTTGAGCGCCGATTCCTTCTCCAGCGAGTCGACCTCGTACACGATGCGGAGCTGGTGGCCGTGCGACTTGAACATGTCGGCCAGTGCCTCGATCCGCTCCCAGTCGACGGACACGGCAAGTTTGCTTGCGATCTCCGCCGTCATGCCGCGACTGGCGACGTGCTCCAGCAACTCGTAGATGTCGGGGTGCGCGAAGGACTCGCCGGCCTGGTAGACGATGGCGCGACCGAAACCTTCAGCCTGCATGATGTCGATGATCTGCTTGAACATCGGCGTGGGCATGACGGCGTTGGTTCCGGTTTGCCAACGCTGGTGGTGGCAATACACACAGCGATGCGGGCAGATGGAACAGACATCGACCAGGCTGGTCTTCGGGCGCCAGGGGTACTGTTCGGTGGACACGCGGCCGACTGTAGCACGCAGGTGTTCGCATGATCCGCTACGCCGAAAAGGTCGGGCGCGCTGTGTCTCTACGACGCTGCGTCCCCGAGCTGCTCACGGCCGGCGAGCGCTCCGTCCTGTACGTCGGCGCGCGGGCGTCGCGGACCGAGTTCGCGGCGGAGCTGGCCGCGGCCGGCGCGGTCATCGACGTGCTCGAGGTCTGGGAGCAGAACGTCAACGACCTGCGCGCTGCGGCGCCCCCGTGGCTGCGGCACGTGTTCCACCACGACGTCCGCAACGTCGACCTGCTCCCGCTACCGCACTACGACGTGGTCTTCTGGTGGCACGGTCCGGAGCACGTCACGCGACTCGAAGCGCAGCGCACGGCAATGAAGCTCAGGCGCATCGCCGACCTCGTGGTGCTCGGCTGTCCGTGGGGCGACTATCCACAGGGCGCGCTCGGCGGCAACCCGTTCGAAGTACACCGGTGGGCGCCCGAGCCTGAAGAGTTCGAGGCGCTCGGCTTCGACGTCGAAGTGCTGCCGCCGAAGGGGCGCGGCGGGAACATCCTGTCGTGGTGGCGGAACCCGAGGAGTATCCAGCCATGAGTTACGAACCGCTGACCTACTGGACACAACGCACACGCAAGCTGCTGGACACCGGCGACCCTGCGCTCGTGCATCGCGATCGGAGCCTCGACGTCGACGCCGCGACGCTCGGCTGGCTACGTGCCCAGCTCAATGAGCGCGCGACTCGACCGACGCTGCTCGAGGTCGGGTGCGGCTTCGGCCGCTGGGCCAAACTGCTACGACGCAGTTACTCACAGTACATCGGCGTCGACATCGTGCAGGCGCGCATCGATGCAGCATTGGCTGCGTACGACGACGTCGCCCTGGACTTCATGGTGGTGTCGGCCAGCGGGACCTGGGATGTTCAGGCGCCTGCTGGCATCATCCCCGTCGACGTCGTCATGTCGATCACGGTGCTGCAGCACCTCGACTTCGATACGACTGTGCGTGTGCTGCAGTCGATGTCCCGGCACCTGAAGCTTGGTGGCACTGCACTGCTCGCGGAGTGGCGACTGTTCGATAAGCCGCAAGCAGAGTTGCAGCCGGCGCCAGAGCAGCACATGTTCCCGAAGTCGATCCAAGCGCTCCGCGTCGCTGTGCCGGAGTTCAGCTGGTCCGGTCGCCAGGGTCGCTTCGTGTTGGAGAAGAGGGAGGGCTCGCCCGCATGAAGATCGTCAGCGTCTGCCGCACTTACCCGACGCAACGACCTGGTGGGATGCCGCATGTCACGCAGGACCGCGCAAGAGCACTTGCGGCGGCCGGCCACGACGTCACGGTCGTCACGACGGGGCTGAAGAACGGCCAGTACGATACGGCCGGCCGGTACGACATGAACGACGAGGGCGTGCGCGTCGTGCACGCGGCCTGCCCTCCGCAGGCGTACACGCAGCTGTTCGCCGAGCGCTGCAAGTGGGAGTGCCGCGACGTCAAGCCAGACGTGTTGCACCTCGACAGCTTCGACCGGGAGCGGCCGTGGTGGGTGGGCATCGCGCCACGCACCGTGGTCACGATGCACGGCTTTGGTGTCGGCGCGATGCTTACGGCATGGAACCGATTTCTCGGACGCGCGTCGACCGCGCCCGCGCCGAGCTGGGCCGCGCTGCGCGATGAGGCTGAGGTGCTGCAGACGTTCGACCGCGTCCTAGCGATCTCGGAGCACGAGCAGTGGATGCTGTCGGACGTGTACAACCTGCAGGACCGCGTGCGTCTCGTACCGAATCCCATCGCAGATGCGTTCTTCGTCGAGCCGCGGCTGTGCCTGCCCACCTCGACTGCGCCGTTCGTGTGCATCGGGAACCCGGGCACGAGCGGCAACCGCGACTTCGGCCGCGTCCGCGACGCCGCGAAGGCGGCCGGCATCCCGCTCGAGATCGTTACTGGCGTGAGTCGTGACGCCATCCCCGAGATCCTGGACGAGAGTCGCGGGCTCGTGTTGCCGACGCTCTGGTCGCAGGGCTACGACCTCGCCGTCGCCGAGGCGCTCGCGCGCCGACGCCCCGTCATCGTGTCGGGGACCGGCTCGTACTGGCATCTGCGCGCGCCGTACATCCGCATCGTCCCGCGCGCGTGCTCGCCTGACGTACTTGTTGAGGCGCTCCGAGAGCCGCTACCCGAGGTGCCGTCCAATGCGGCCTACACGCACCGCAGCGCGGTGCACGTCGAGCGCTGGGAGGCCGCCATTGCCTGACCGTGCCATTGTCGTCTTCGGCCACGACCGGCCTGCTCTGCTCCGGCGTGTGCTCGCGCAGGTGCCCGAGCTCGACGCCGCTAACGAGTTCGACCTGTGGTGCTTCATCGACGGGCCGCGGGACGACGGTGCTTCAGTGGCGCTCGTGCGTCAGTGCGAGGCCGTGGCGCGTCGAGCCGTGCCGGCAGGGCGCCTCGTCGTGCGCGGCAAGAATCTCGGTGTCGG